TCTAGGTTTTAAAAACCATGGCTAGAGTTGCTGTTCAATTAACAAACTTTACAGGTGGAGAATTATCACCACGTTTAGATGGTAGAAATGATCTAGCCAAATACGCATCTGGTTGTAAGACTTTACAAAACATGATTGTTTATCCTCATGGTTCTGCAGCTAGAAGACCAGGTACAACATTTGTAGCTGAAGTTAAAACATCATCAGCATTTACAAGATTAATACCTTTTGAATTTTCAACAACACAAACTTACATTTTAGAATTTGGAGATGATTACATTCGTTTCTATAAAGATAGTGGTGCAATATTAGAAGCTAATAAAACAATCACAGCAATTACAAAAGCAAACCCAGGTGTTGTTACAGCAACAGCTCATGGTTTCTCTAATGGTGATACTGTTGTTATTTCTGGTGTTGTAGGAATGACACAAGTAAATGGTAAAAGATTTAAAGTAGCAAGTGTTGCAACTGATACATTTGCTTTACAAGATATAGATGGCAACAATGTTAATACAACTTCTTACACAACTTATGTATCAGGTGGTGTTGCAAATAGAGTTTATACATTAGCAACAACTTATGAAACTGCAGATTTAGCAGAATTAAAATTTGCACAATCAGCTGACGTTATGTATATTTGTCATCCTGATTATGTACCAAAGAAATTATCAAGAACTGGTCATACCTCTTGGACTATTACAGATGTTGAATTTACTAATGGACCATACTTAGATGATAATATTACAGCAGTAACTTTAAGTTCATCTGCACATACTGTAGGAACAGCTAGAGATTTAACAGCTTCTGCTGCTACCTTTGTTTCAACGGATGTAGGAAGATTAGTACGATTTAGAGAAGGCTATGGAAAGATTACTGCATTCACTAGCACTACTGCTGTTACTTGGACTATTATTAAAGATACTAATTCTGGTTCTAGTTCTACTGACTGGGCATTAGGAGCTTGGTCAGATACTACAGGTTATCCTTCTTGCGTATCCTTCTTTGAACAACGATTAGTATTTGCTGGTACAACAGATCAACCACAAACATTATTCTTTTCTAAATCAGGTGATTATGAAAATATGGATGAGAATAGAGGTGGTACTATAGCTGATGATGATGCAATCATTTATACAATCGCATCTAACCAAGTTAATGCTATTCGTTTCTTATCATCAACACGAACACTTATTGTTGGTACAGTAGGTGGTGAGTTTTCAGTATCAGGAGGTGGTACAGATGATCCTGTAACTCCAACAAACATATTAATTAAAAAACAATCTAATCATGGCTGTGCAAATATAGATGCTATTCCTGTTGGAAACGTAACTTTATTTTTACAACGTGCTAAAAGAAAGATTAGAGAACTAGCTTATAACTTTGATGTAGATGGTTATGTAGCACCTGACATGACTATTCTTGCTGAGCATATTTCAGAATCTGGAATTAAATCTATGTCTTACCAACAAGAACCTAATCAACTTATTTGGTGTGTAAGAGAAGATGGTAGATTAGTTTGTTTAACTTACCAAAGAGAACAACAAGTTGTTGCTTGGCATCAACATATATTTGGTGGTGCATTTGGAACTGGTATTGCAGTATGCGAATCCATAGCTACCATTCCTACAGATGATAAAGAATATCAATCATGGGTTATTGTTAAACGTACCATTAATGGTGTTACAAGACGTTATGTAGAATATATAAATCAATTTGATTTTGATCAAACAGATAATACAAATTTTAATTTCTTAGATTCACAACTTGCTTATGATGGATCTGCAACTACTACAATTTCTGGTTTAGATCATCTTGAGGGACAAGTTGTATCTGTTCTTGCAAATGGTTCAACACATCCAAATAGAACTGTATCTGGTGGATCTATTACTTTAGCAAGATCATCAACTAAAGTTAAAGTGGGTTTACCTTACACATCATTATTACAAACTATGAGATTAGATGCTGGTTCACAGAATGGTACATCTCAAGCTAAGACAAAAAGAATATTTAATGTTTCTATTAGATTATATGAATCTATTGGTGTAGAGGTTGGTCCAAACTTATCTAATATGGAAGAAATACCATTTAGATCTTCTGCTAATCCTATGGATCAAGCTATCCCAGTATTTACAGGTGATAAGGAAGTAGAGTTTAGAGGTAACTATGAAACTGATGGTTTTATATTTGTACGTCAAACTCAACCTTTACCTTTAACAGTTTTATCGTTATACCCAGAATTGATTACAAATGATGGTTAATATTATGAATGAAGATAAAGATAGATTAGTAATTATACCATACATATCTGATCATGGTAAAATAATTATGCAATCTCAAATGAATCATAAACTTATGCAATTAGATGCAAACTTTTTAGCAAACGATAATATGAATGAGTGTATGAATTTAGAAGAAAATGGATTAGCATTTACAGGTGCAGTCAATAGACAGATTGTTGCATCAGCTGGTATCAAAAGAATATGGGGTAATGTTGGAGAAGGTTGGGTTCTTGCAACTTATGATATTTGGAATCACCCTATTACTATTGCTCGTGCAATTAAAAAGAATTTTGAAGAGTTAGCAAAAGCTCATAACTTTAAAAGAATACAAACTGCTGTAAGAGCAGACTTTGGTATTGGTATTAGATTTGCTAAATGGATGGGATTAAGTAATGAAGGATTAATGAGGAACTATGGTTTTGATGGTTCTGATCATTATAGATTTGCGAGGATTTTCTAATGGCACCAGCAGTACCATATTTAATTGTAGGTGGCTTAGGTTATATGCAGTACCAACAGCAAGGTGCTACTGGTAAATATAATCAATCAGTTCAAAATCGTAATGCTGAAATAGCAAAACAAGAAGCAGCTCAAATAGACAAACAATTAGAAAGTGATCTTGGAAGATTTGATAATCAATATACACAATTACAAGGTAAAACTCAGGTATCAATAGCTAAATCTGGAGTATCAGATGAAGGTACAGCAAGAAGAATTGCCAGAGCAAACGCAGAACAAGCTGAGCTTGATAAAGAAACAATGAAATATAATGCAGCTGTAAATAAAATTTCTAAATTAGAAACTGCAAACTATTATGAAATACAGGGACAGGTTGCTAGAAACACTTCACGAGCAGCTCAATTACAAACAATAACATCAACTGGAACAAGTTTACTTGGTATGTCTGGTTATGGAAAAATAGGATAATAACAATGTCAAGAGATTACAAAAGTGAATATGAAAATTATCATTCTAAATCAGATCAAAAAAAAGATAGAGCTGGCAGAAATGGTGCTAGACGAATGTTAAAAAAGAAATATGGAAGTAGTTTACTTGGTAAAGATGTAGATCATAAAGATAGAAATCCAAGAAACAATAGTATGAGTAATTTAAGATTACAATCTAAATCAGTAAACAGATCAAGGAATCAATAATGCCAAAAATACCTTCATACACAGCACAAGTTAGACCAACAACAGATATTAATATTCCAAAATCTGGTGTGCAGATGCCAATCACAGCTCCCTTTACTGGATTACAAAATACTATTGCTGATTATTATATTAAAGAAAAAACAGCAGAAGCAAACACAAACGCATTAAAAACTATTAGTGATTTATACAATGATCAAGAAGATGGAACTGAAGGATTGTTTACGATTAAAAGCAATTTATCTACAAATCCAAACCCATCACAAGTTACAAATGAATATGATAATAAAATAAATACTTTATGGAGTAGTGTTCAACAAAGTTCAAAATATTCTGAAATGAATAATTTTACAAAAAGTGCTGTTAAAGAAAAGTTTTTTGCAACTGCTGGAATATTAAAAACAGATGTTCTTAAAGGATCAAGAGATTCTTTATTTAAAGAAGAAACAAAAGTTGCTGATAGTTATTATCAAAACGAAACAATCATGCTTAAAGAACTTGGAACAAAATATTTACCAATTTACGAACAAAACATAACAAATACAATTAACAATTTAAATATTGATGCTGGTCAAAAAAAAGCACTGACAGAGGAAAGATTAAACTTTGGAAAATTAGAACTTGCTCAATCAATGCTTAATAGAAAAGAATCTGAATCTTTAACTGAAATGTTAAAGAATGGTACTATTAAATTAGATCCTAAAAGTTTTAATCAAGTTTTTGACCAAGCTCAAAAACAAAATACAAGTAATATTTATTCTGAATTAACTTCAGGAATTTCTCAAACACCAGGTATTAATAATACTCAGCTTGGAACTGAGTATAATAAAGTTTTAAATTTTTCAAAAGGAGTATTTGAAACAGAAAGACAAAAAGAACTTTATAATAAATTATCTCCTACTGAAAAAGCAGATTTAATTAAAAATGCTAATGAAAAATATAACGTAGTAACTACACAAATTAAAATTCAAAATGATAATATGGCTAGAGCTGTTGCAGATCAAGTACAAAAATCAACGAATGAAACTATAAAATCATCAAAAATAAATGAATACAATCCAAATGTTATTAATAATTCTTTTGGATCAGATGAAAAAATTAAAAAAGATTTTTTTAAATTAAATGAAGTTATTAA